TTTTAGTTCATCATAATAATCATCCACTAATTGAGCTGGTGATTTATAATCTTCCATTATAATAATAGAAGCATCTTCTAACCTATCAGAATTACCAGATCTTACTGCATATACTTTTAGAGGATTAAGTTTCTCAAATACTGGTTCATTATGAATTACATCTATAAGATATATTTCTTCAGCCATTATAAGAGCATCTTTAAATCCTTTACTAAATTTCTCAGCAAAACCTAATTCTTGCCAATAATGACGAAGTATTTGATTAGCCATCTTTTCGCGAAGATCTTGCCAACTATAACGCATGTACTTATCAAGTTCTTGCATCTTAGCCTGTAACTCTTCATCTTTATAATTAGCTTCCAACATTTCAGTAAGTCTTTGTATAAGATAAGCTTTCTTATCTTCTTCTTTCTTACTAATTGCATCTGGATTTGTAACTACTGCATAGAAATCAAATCTTCTCTTTATCTCTTCACCACATAACAGATCTATTTTAGGAACTACAATTGGGTGGTGGGGTATATTTTCAGCTATAAAACTAGCATCTAGATGATTTGGGTTTACTACATTAGCTATATCTTCTACATCTACAATACCATTATAAAGATTAAGATTTACAATCTTAGTTCTCAGACTTCTTCTTACTTCCTGATTATGATAGAACGAATGTTTATCAGCAAAATCAAGATTGTCTTTACGCCATTCTTTATCTTTTTTACTATAGGCAAGTCTTTGCCTTGGTAATTGAACAGGATTTATTCTCATTTTCTATTAATTAAACTTACAATATACACTTTTTTTTCAAAAAATCCAAAGATTTTATCTATTAAGTGGTAAATTATTATTATTTCTAATAGCTTTTTGACTAGCTGATTTATAATTTCTTGTAAAAAACTTATCAGTAGATAATGATGCTATTTGTTTATCTTTATTTTCTATTGCAGATTGAATTCTTTTATATCTATCTTCACGTAATATGAATAACATACCTGCTGCCGATATACGGTCAAAGTTACCATCAGAGTTCCATTTAATAGCTTCTTCAATATGAGCAATACCTCTCATTGTATGTAGATTAAGTTTTTCAACTTCAGTTTCTTCATTTTGATGTGCTTTAGTTAACATCCAATCAGCATGAAGTTTTCTACCCCATTTATTGATTTGAACATTTGCATTTGTACCTTTAGCTTTATTACCATATAAACCTGTTGCTTTAACATAATCCATATCTTTTAATACTTGAGGTACATCACACAATCTATACAATGCATTCTTCTTATCAAAATAACTAAATAAACCTTTTAAGTTACTTTCATAGTTAGCTTCTGCATTATAAAATTCTAGTGCTCTTAAAGCTATTTCATAAGCTTCTTCTGCTAATCTAGGTCTACCTGTGTATTCAGCTACAATCCTATCTGTAAATGTATCTAATATTAAAAGACTAAATAAAGATGTACCAGCATCTGCATCAATAGGGTCAATTCCTGCAATATATCTTCCATTAGCTATTTCATCATTTGCATTATATCTAGGCATTTCATATATCTCAAAACAACCTTGTCTATTAGCATTATCTTTATCATAACTTCTTAAAGGATATTTATCTGCATTAGGAACCCATTTTACTTTACCACTCTTATCTCTAATAAGATCTCCCACATAATGTTCAGCTAAGAAAGCATCACGTTTTACCATTATACTTTCTAAATACTCTTTCAAATCTGCTACTGGAAACACTGTACCTTCAGTACGCATAATAGCTTCCTGTGGTGTAATAGGTTCCTCAGCTTTCTTCTGTGTAATAGCAGATGGATCTGTAGAGTTATATTTAACTATAAATCTATCATTTAAAATTTGTATTAGAGCTTTAATTACATCAGGTTCACCGTTCTCTTCTTCATAACATCCATTACGATTCAGATAAGCTCCCCAAAAAAATCCACAATCTGTATCTCCAGTTGTATTTCTATCAAATACATTTTTTAATCCATATATATTATAAGCACTAGGATTATAGAATAGTTTTTCAGAACCTTCAAATGAAGCTCCTTCAACACCACCTGTACCCATTGCAATCATGAATCCAAATGTTGTATCACCATCTTCAACAGCTTTTCTATTTACACCCCATGCTTTTTCCAAATCTGGAAATAAACCATCTTCTTCATAATGTATAAGTGGTCCCCTAATGCCCCTAGCTTTATCTGGATTATCCTTTAATGATATACCAAATACAGATGACAATAATCCCTTACGAGTACCATATTCATCTTTATAACCAAGTTGTAACTCCATTGTACTACCAGATCTATCTACAGTCCTCATTCTAGGAAGAGGAGTTGTCTCTGCAATCCAGTCTAAACAATCTATAATTTTACCCCATATACCCTTATCACCTGATAAGAAACCTTTGTCAGATGCTAAATGAAAATTAGGATTACCAGATCCAGGTAATACATACATATTTCTAGGACTCCATGATGCTGCTTTAAATGAAGCACCTACACCACGAGTTTTAAGCATTTTACCATGACTACCTTTACGTTTAGCTTGTTCTACATAGTGATGAAATAAATAATCACCTAACCATGGTTTACCAAACTTACGTAAACGTTCACCTTTAGATTTACTACCACTACCTTGTGTACCTGAAGTTTCAACTAACCATATTGGACTATAATTCCAATAGAAATATAACTCACCTGGTATCCATTCACCATCAGATGGTCTAACTAAACCATGTTTCCATCTTTTTAATTCTTCTTTCCAAAATAAACCATATTCTGATTTAGGATTCGGATTAGGTGTTAAGTGTGTATATCTTCCATGTGTTTCAAAATATAAAGCTCTCTCTCTAAAGAAATCCATATCTTCTAATATATGTGGATTAGTAATATCTACTTCTATCCTACCATCATTATAATCTTTAGATTTTTCTCTATTTTTAGCATAACCTCTAATAGATTCTGGTTGCACTAATTTCTTAACGAAATCAATTGAATTTAAAACATCAATTAATTCAAGATATACTTCTTTATGAAGAGAAGCTTTTAATTCTTCTGTTATAGGTGTTTGAAACTTATTAAATCTATATATTTCTTCTAATTCATCCATTCTGTGTGACTTAATACTATAGCTTCAGTGCTAAGTATAGTTTTTGCTACAGATACAGCATTCTCTAACGCACAACGTGTTACTTTAAGTGGATCTATAATATTATTATTAAAATAATTATCTATTTTAAAATCATTTGTAGTTTCATTTAAAAGCGATGCTCCATTATCTTTAATCTTATATTGAGGTGCTTCTAATGAATATAATAATATAAGACCTATTTCCTCAATAGATTTATTATAGATACTCTCTGTTCTAACACTCCAAGAAGCAAGTTTCAAAGCTTCACCAGCACCTTCTACAATACCTTCTTCTAGTGCGCAAGCAACAGCTAATACTGCATCATCATATCTATCTTTACGTTCTTTCATTTCTATTTCTGAACGTCCACCTACTTTAATTGTAGCAACTTTACCTGTAAGATTAGTTATTCTTTGTTCTAGTAATGACTTATCGAGAGCATCTAAAGAATAGCTTAATTGTGATTTAAGATTATCAATACTTTCAGTAATATCAATATCTTCATGTTTAACTAATATACTATTTGTTTTAGTGACTTTTAAAGACTTTAATTTACCAAGTATAGAACTATTATAAGGTTTATTAAAATCATTGATTACAGCAGCTCCTGTGAAGTCTGATATATCTTTAAGTAAGTCTTTACGATGCTTTGAATAACCTGGAGCTTTAATTACACATACATTTAAACTTCCTGACAAGAAATTAGTTTCTAGTAAACGTAAGATATTTTCATGTACATGTTCAGTTATGATAAGTAATTTACCATTCTCTGAAGCAATCTGTTTAATTGGTTGTTCAAATGATTTAAGATTCTCAAGCTTACCATCTAGTATTAATACAAATGGTTCTTCCTGTTCTACCTCAGCTTTACGTTTATTAGTAATAAATTTCTTAGATAGATATGATACTGGTAAAGACATGCCTTCAATACATTCAAGATTATCTGTATCACCACCTTCTTCTACTTTAATAATGTTTGAAAAGTTATATGCTTCTTGAATTATATCACCAATCTTACTATCATTGTTAGCAGAGATTGTAGCAACATGCTTAATATCTTCTTGTTTTAATTGTCTAGAATTCTTTCTTAATTCATCTATTACTTTAGGAATAATTTCATCAAATGCTTTATTAATTTCATTTGAATTAAAATCCTTAAGATTGTTTATAAAAGCTGTAGCAAGTACAGTAGCTGTAGTAGTACCGTCTCCTGCTTGATCAACTGTTAATTGTGCAGCTTGTTTTATAAGTTTAGCTCCAATATTTTCTACTGGATCTTTAAATACAATACTATTAGCTACAGATACACCATCTTTAGTAATCTTATATTCTCCGTATTTTTCTGTATCAGGTATAATAACTGTTTTACCATTTGGACCCATTGTAGATCCTACAGCTCTTTCAAGTTTATTAATACCTGCTAACATTTTATCTCTTCCTTCTTTTTCGAATTCTATTTCCATTAACTTTCAAAATTTAATCCTTCTTCAAACATACCCATTTGTTTACTACCTTTCATTCTATTCTCAAGTTCAGCTTGTTCTTTTAGTAATTCTTTTTCAGCTGCTTTTAAGTTTTGCATAATTTTAGGTAGTTTCTCTTGAGCTGCAACAATCATTGGTAAAGTTGTTACTGTACCACCTTTA